GATTTTTTAAAGGTATCAAAAATACTTTTAAGAAAACAGCACCAACTACTAAAAGAGTGGTTGTTGCTGATGACGGCAAGTATTTACAACTTGCAAATTATAAGGTTGGTACCACAACCTTATATTTTTATTCACCAGCTTTATAACTAGCCTGGTGTTGGTTGATCACCCTTTTATGTACTATTCGTGAATACCAAGACTTTTAAATTGAATTATAACCATTGGTATTGTTGAAAGTCTTGTTGTCTTAGGATAGAAATACTCGTGGATCTAACGAAGGAAGAGAAGGGAGGAAATTATGGGAAATGGCAATGATGCTTCTAGAATCATACTTCTAGAAAACCAAAAAATAAGTAGCTGTAACTTTGATGCGTGAGTACATGACTTATTTTAGGTAGAATTTGGTCGCCCCTATAGTTTCAAAAAACGATTGGTAAGTCCTCTTAAGAGCAGTAGACCGCGATGTTTTTGATTCATCTGATGATTTCAATAGAATAAAAGATGATGCCATCGTATTGTTTGGTGGGAATGGAGCTAAATTAACTTATATAACCGAATTAAAAAAGGAGTTCGAGTAGACAAAGGGCACCGTTCATGCAGTATATGTATCCACTAGACCAATCGTAGCTTGTGCTGAATTAAGTCAGGAAGTAGTAAACAAGTATTTGTAGGAATTTGGAAATTATTTATAAGCCAGTGATATCCAAAACATCCGTAATAAAACAGCTTTACCTTATAATTATTTAATCCCAAGTGAACTAAGCATGTTAATGGAAGAACATTAAATTTTCAACTTTGGAGTTATTTATTAGGATAAAGTTGTACGTTAATTTACTACTGATTGGGGTCGTTATATTTAGATCGACTGTTTTGATGAAGAATACACAGTCACCCCTTTAACAGCATAAATAGATAAAATTGAAAAAACCTAGGTTTCTACTGAATTCTTAAAAGCTACAGTAAAACCTACAAACAAGCAAGCCGATAGAGTAGCAACAAAAAAATCTGACGAAGAAAGAAAAGTTAATATTTAAATAGCTACTACCCTAGAAGAGTATGATGAGTATATCAATGGTAAAAAATAAAAACTCGGCTTAATCAGATCAACCAACCGTCCTGGAGAGAAGTGGGAACTAGATGAACGTGGAATTGCGAATTATTCCTTTAATTTTAAATATGGTCCAAAATTCACCACATTATTCACTAGTATGTTCCCTGAAACCTTCGAATTCTCACAAGAGACCTAACCAAAAATTTCTTATGGTCATCCAGGATTAAGAACTATTGTAGACTATTTAACAAC